TGACCGATAAATTCGAACCGGTTCCAAGATCAACTTGGCCCGGTATGTCAGTCGGAGTTAAAAGGCCATCGCAGGTTTGGAGAAGTAAAAAATATCTCGTCCAAGTTTATGACGAAAACGGGTTAGCAGAAATTCGGTTATCCATTTGCCGTACCACATTAAATAATGTGGGCCAATGGGAAGACGGTCTGTCGTGGGAAGAACTACAGACGATCAAGTCTGAACTCGGTTATGGCCACGTATTCGCTGTCGAGATTTATCCGCCCGATTACGATGTGGTGAATGTAGCCAATATGCGGCATCTGTGGTTGATCAGGAATCCGCCAGAGATAGGATGGAGGAAGGCACCATGAAACCAACCGAGAAAATGCATGTAATGCATTACCAGCCTAAAACGATAGACAAGCCTACCTGCGAGTACTGCGGAACCGTATTCACCCCAGGACGGCCCTGGCAGCGTTTCCACACGGAAGACTGCCGGAACAAATGGCACGCCGAGAACCCGAATACACCAAATCCGGTGGAATTGGATGACGAGTTCCAAATGACGGCCATGAATCCCAATCCTTCGTTCAAGGCCAGGAAGGACGGCGATCATTATTTCATCGAGTGGGAGTACTCCAAAGAGGAATGGGAGTATTTCACCGATCCGAACATCGACCGGACGGGCATGGTGCTGGAACAGGTCTGCATGGTGACCCATCGGGCGCAGAAGATGGGTCCGACCCCATCACCCAAACCGAAGGGGGGGCCGCTGTCGCAGGAAGCCGCGAAGATGTGCCAGAACCTACAATTCCGCCAGTACATAGCGGAAGAATATTTCCCAGGAATGGTATTCGGTCTCACCGATGCGCCGGATTTGATAACCGAAAAATTCAAAGAGATTGTCGATGTCGCATCACGCTCAGAAATCGACCACCACGAATCCGCCAAGCGCCGATTTATGGACCTGATGAAGGAATACAACGCGTGGGCGCTGAACAATGCAGCTAACTAAACGCACACCCTACCGGAATAACGCCATCCTCAGAGCGGCAAAGGGCGAGGCTTGTGCGATTTGCGGAGACGAGGACGGGACAACCGTATTTTGTCACCTCAACCTAGCCGATGCCGGCAAAGGGATGAGCCAGAAAGCGGACGACTGCGCCGGATTCTTCGGGTGCGCATTCTGCCATGACGTTTATGATGGACGCCGGAAACGGTTAGGTGACCCTATGAGCGACCACGAGGTATTGCGCGCTTACTATCGAACCATCCGCCGTCTATTGGACAGGGGAATATTGAAATGACCGTAATCGCATGGGACGGACACACACTGGCAGCCGATAAGCGCGGAAGCGGAGGAAACTCCATACTGACGACGACTAAAATTTTCCGCGTCAAGGGTTGCTTGGTTGGATATACAGGCCAACTGGTGTTTGGACAACAAATGCTGGCATGGTTTGAAGCCGGTGAAAATATCCCAGACTTTCCACCGTCTCAGCGCGACAAAGACGACTGGTCTCTGTTGTTGGTTGTGCGCCCAAGCGGGAAATTGCAACTCTATGAGCGCGTACCCTATCCGGTCACCTACGAGGACAAGCTATTTGCCGTCGGTAGCGGAGCCGATTACGCACTTGCCGCCATGCACTGCGGCAAGACGGCGGCGGAAGCGGTTGAACTGACAAGCCGGCTGGACAGCAGCTGTGGGAATGGCGTGGACATATTGAGTTTATGTGAACAGCCCGACGATAGGATAACGCAATATTTGACGCCGGAGGACCGCGCACATCACCAGCGCATACTAAATTCAGTGTCTCGTGACGTGCTGAACAATGTAGCTAAAAAGCGGGACTAGAAAATGAGACGCGCCTCAAGGGTCGATGCCACCCAACTCGACATTGTGCAGACCCTGCGCAAGTGCGGCGCCACGGTCCTACATCTTCACCAAATAGGCCAGGGCTGCCCCGACCTGCTCGTCCGGCTCCCGAACGGCGAACTCCATCTGTGCGAAATAAAAAACGGCAAGCGCAAATGGAAAATGGAGCCAGAGCAGAAAATATTCCACACCCAATGGGGGCCGATAGCCATCCTGGACAGTGTGGACAGTGCAATAGAGTGGATCAACGCAACCCGGAGACAATGAAATGAGACAAGGTGATCAAGAAAAATCACGCGATTTTGATCGGGCCATGGCCCAGGAGAACGCCCAGAATCAGACAAAGGGTCTTTATGGTTTTAAAAGTGCACAAGACTGTGAAGCGCATATCCTTCTACAGAACCACAAAGATGAGGCATCAAAAAATGGCCAAGTCACAGAATGGTTATATCGGTTAACAAAGGAACTGGCCTTCCTTTTCGAAATCACCGACAGATTAGAAGCCAAGTTGAAGTTGGTGACACGGGAAATAGCAGAGGATAAAACGACAGGGCCGAAAGAGCCGGAAGACCGGCTTGTCCCCTTAGCGGCGGAGATCAGAGACCGGGTGCGAGAGGTCGAGGCATTGAGAGATCGCCTCGAAAGCATTTCTGTGCGCATCGAAATTTAGGAGACCCCATGACAAGCCCCGTCAACTACATCGGCCACAAAATAGGCATGATCGAAGTCACCGGCAAGGTTGAGACTGACAAGAACATAACCCGCTGGTATGTCACTTGTTCTTGTGGACAAGAAGGCGTCGTGCTCACCGGCCGGCAGATCAAAAATGGCCAAGACCACTGCGGATGTAAGTCGGAAAAGATCGAGCCCCAAAAACCCAAGCAGGAGGCGCCGGGCATACACCCCGTCATTAACGAGTTTCTCTATTCCTGGAGGAAATATGCACATCTGCGAACAGATCAACGGGATGGGCCGTTGCCGGAAGCCCGCTACTGTCAAATACCGCAAGCGCAACCAGAAAGGCTGGAAGTATATCTGCGCGGACTGCGATAAGCGAATGCAAGAGGCGCGGCAGCGATCGGCGAAGGAACAGGGGCTGAATGACAGGACATAATGAAAACTCTGCATTTATTTGCGGGCGCCGGCGGAGGGCTGCTAGGTGATCTCATCCTTGGACACACTCCCATCGGAGCAGTTGAGCTTGATCCCTACTGCTGTCGAGTCCTGCGAGAGCGCGCCGCCGAAGGTTGGTTCCCCGAATTGCGCGTGCACGAAGGAGACGTTCGGCTGTTCGATCCATCCGAATACGCCGGCCGAGTGGATTGCATCCATGCGGGATTCCCTTGTCAGCCTCACAGCCTCGCTGGCAGGAGAGAGGGCGAAGCTGACGAGCGTAATCTTTGGCCCGACACCGCAAGGATCATTGGCGAGTTACGACCGCGATTCGCACTGCTGGAAAACGTGCCAGGCATCGTTTCTAACGGATACGCCGCTGTTGTTATCGGAGAACTTTCCGCGCTGGGGTATGACTGTCGGTGGGCGATTATTTCCGCTGCCGATGTTGGATCTGTCATCGAGCGTGAACGCTGGTGGTGTTTCGCTGCCAGCACCAACACGGTGCTGGGGACGGAGGGGGCCGGGACTGAGTTTTACGGGCAGGAACAGATATGGAAAGGGGAAGGTCGAGCTTACGTTGGAGATCGTCAAAAAGATTGGCTGGCGCTGGCCTGCGAGATTGCTCGAACAGATGATGATGTGGCCAACCGATTACACCGCACTGAGGCGCTCGGCAACGGACAAGTCCCACTCCAAGCGGCGCTTGCCTGGCGAATTCTTGGTGGACCATGACCGAACCTAACTGGATGTACCAAGACCCCGCCAAAGTCGTGGAGCACAAGGAGAACGGCGCCATGATGAAGGACTCCAAAGTCCGGCAATGGGCACGTGGTCTATCAAAGCTCGACGGCAAAGCAGACCGCGAGGCGTTTCTATCACTGGTCCCGGAGCAATACCGGGATGCGGTAAAACTGTTGGCCAGGGGTAAATAAAGAATGAAGTGGACCACCACGCGGGACGCCATCCAAACCGCCCTTGCCTGGGCGTATCTCCAAAAATCCCAAGACGGAGGGATGATAGGAAAGGCGCTCTATGGATGCAGCATCGATAAATCACGCAGCAACGGAGACCATGCGTTGGTGGCCAGTCTTGAGGCTGGCCAGATCTGCGCGGCTATCAATGCCCAACGTCATACCATCAGGGCATGGCTGAATTTTGCCTATGGTCCCGAGGACAACCCGCACGACCAGAGCCAAGTAGCGATGGAGATCATGTGGAAACACTGGGCCACCGTCGGCGGTAAGTGGTGGGACCGATACGTTCAGTTGTGCAGCATCGCCACCATGGACTACAAAGTCAGGATTTTGAGCGAGGGGGACAAGCAGTTACCGAGAGAAATCTACTTGACGGGCGTCAAAATACACGACGCCAACTGGACCAGGAGGGGCTGGGAGGAAAGGAAAAGCCGCTGTCTAGAGACCCTAATTAGTTTGGATCGGGACGGGATAGCAGCCGTCTCCTGTACGGTGAAAGCCATCCGTGAACAGTCCTCTCTACAGCAGGACAGGCAACTCGTTACAACTCCCATTTGACATGACAGGAGAAATCGGCCAAGATTTCCATAATCACATTTGCCACCTGATAACCCGTTGCACCCTCCCGCAACGTTGTGCCGCCCTAGAGGCGGCTTTTTTATTGCCTGCGTATCGGAGGGCCCATGCCTCTAGATCAGCGCCCAAGCCAGTACTTCGACGCCCCCGAGACTCCCGCCAGCGTCCTATCCTGTCCCGACTGCGGCGGAACCTCCTGGACGATCCTGAGTAACCGGGATGTGTATTGTAATCACTGTGACATCTGCGTTGATTTGGATCTGACGTTTTTGTCTATCACACACTAGCAACAACATGCCCGGAGAAATCCATTAGGCAGAGGATTATGCGCGCCAAACGAAAAGCCATAGCGGTCGAAGATAAGCCACGTATCGGACGGCCTACCAAATATCGGCCAGAGATGTGCGAACAAGCTGTTGCTATCTTCTCGGAAGGGGGCAGCAAAGCAGAAGTATGCGTAGCCCTGGGGATAAATAAAGACACACTCATACTGTGGACAGGTGACAGTCAACACAGAATCCCTGAGTTTTCAGAGGCCATTAAAAGAGGCTTGTTAAAAGCGGAAGCCTGGTGGGAACAAAAAGCCCGCATGCACCTGGTCGATGAACCCGGACAAGGCAAGCTAAACACTGCGTTATGGTTCATCAACATGAAAAACCGTTTCGGCTGGCGTGACCAGGTAGACCACAACGTCAGTGGCACGATCAAAGTCACCCACGAGCAGGCCCTCGATGCGCTGATCGGCAAACCCCTTGAGGCCATCACCGTAGAGCATGAGCGCATCTCAGATCAGCGACCGTGAACTGGCATTCCGCCGGTCACTGATGGAGTCGTTCCCCGCCTACGCAGAGAAGTGTTTGTTCATCCGGCCCAAAGCCGGTGAGATATCCCGACTCAAGCTTAATCGTGCCCAGACCTATCTGCATGAGGCTTTGGAGCAGCAGCGCAAAGAGACCAGCAAAGTAAGAGCCCTCATCCTCAAGGGCCGGCAGCAGGGGATTAGCACCTACATCGAGGGCCGTCTGTATTGGCGGACAACCCACAGACGGGGTGTGCGGACGTTCATCCTCACACACGAGGACGCCGCCACCAAGAACCTGTTTGAGATGGCGAGTCGGTACCACGACCACTGCCCGGAGTTGCTGAGACCCCATACCGGTGCAGCGAACGCCAATGAATTGCATTTTGACCTAATTGACTCAGGTTACCGTGTCGGGACCGCGGGGACCAAAGCCGTGGGACGATCCAGCACCGTGCAGTATTTCCACGGATCTGAGGTCGCGTTCTGGCCCCATGCCGACGATCACGCCGCCGGTATCCTCCAAGCCGTCCCCGACGAGGACAATACCGAGATACTGCTGGAGTCCACGGCCAACGGTATCGGCAACCTCTATCACCGCATGTGGCAGCAGGCCGAGGCCGGTCAGTCCAACTACATTGCGGTATTCCTACCCTGGTGGTGGCAGGACGAGTACACGGCCTCGACGGAGGGATTCACGCCGACGCCCTCTGAGTTGGAATATCAGAACTATGCGCAGCAGGAGATCACGCTGGCGCACTTGGCCTGGCGGCGTAACAAGATCGCCACTATCGGCGAGGTCTTGTTCAAACGCGAGTACCCGCAGAACGCGGTCGAGGCGTTCGAGACCAGCGGCGAAGACACTTTTATCCCGGTGTCACTGGTCCAGCGTGCGCGCAAGACCATTGTCCAGCGTCAGCACGACTTCCCATTGATCTGTGGTCTTGATCCGGCCTACATGGGCACAGACCGTACCGTGTTCGCCTTCCGTCGTGGCCGGCGTGTCTATCCGTCCATGGCGTTCAACGGCAAGAACAACATGGAAGTGGCGGGGATCGCGCTCAACCTGCTACGTGGCGGTGTGTGGCTCCCTGATGAGCAGACACCCACACACATCGTCAAGATGTTCATCGACCTCGGTGGCATGCCTGGCATCGTGGACCGTCTCAGAGAGTTGGGATTCAGTAAGCAAATCATCGCCGTCAATTTCGGCGAGAGTGCGATTAAAGACCACAGCTATATCAACAAACGCGCTGAGATGTGGGGCGACTTCAAGCAATGGCTCCAGGAATCACCCTGCCAGTTGCCGGACTCCGACAGTCTCCACGCTGACCTGACCGGCGTTAAGTTCGATTTCGACAGCAGCGGCCGTGTAAAGCTGGAGACAAAGCAACACATGCGCGCCCGTGGTCTTCGATCACCGGACGAGGCGGATGCTACCGTCCTGACGTTCGCGCTGCCGGTTGCCAGTTCCGCCGTTTATCAAGCCCCCATCGAGCCGAGAGAAATGACCGATGGATTCTACTTCTAGGAGGTTATATGTACGAATACAGCATCATGAATTTGTTGTCTAAAATTGCATACAGAATTTTGGAAAACATGACTTTCTGGAAGAAAGTAAAACCAGAACAGAATGATCTACCGATGGTATTACGTTCTCGTCCAATTCCAAAAAGTACAAGCAATACGATTAAGTTCAGGCGCTATGAAAGGCTTGATCTTAAGAATAACGTTCCGTTAACTCCAGGCGAAACTCCTTCACTGAGCATGCATGGTGATAGCCCGGCATCAAGGGCCTAGCCCCTAAAGGATGATGATCATGGAAAAGAACGACGATCCGCAAGCCACCCGCTGGCTGCGTGAGAAACTCGGAGGCAAGAAAGGCGGTGTCCGTATCGCCACGTCAACCAATCACAGCGTAGCCAACCAACTGCGCGAGCTGGACGGCACCTCGGATGACGCTGACGGTGGTCAATGCGATGGCGGTCATTGTGACGGAGACAGCCGGGCGAGAAAGCGATAATGGGAATTGACTGGAAGGATATCGGCGTCAACGATGAAATGATGCCCCTTAACCTGCACTCTGAACACGTCAAGGAGTTGCGCGACCAAATCCTGGAGACCGACAAGGGCAAGTTCAAGAAATCCCATTTGCGGCTTAGTCAGTTGGCGCTGGATGTCGCGGACCTCCTGGACAAGTCACAGCGTCAACTTACTAACGCGCCGCCGGGTACTGAGGAATTCATTGTCATTCAGTTATCCGACAAAACGGCCACTGCAATTGCCCACACTCTCCGCAGGACCGCCCAAGCCAATGACTGACGGTGCGAAAGAGACTGACCCGCTGGCCGGGTTCGATGGGCTGTCTCTGTACCTGGAAAAGCTCCTGGACGAGTGGGTACAAGCCCGCAAACAACAAGAACTGGAATGGCTGGAAGATTACCAAGACGCCATGGCCATTCCCCGTGATGATGATACACGTGGAACCGGGACACCCAGGGCCAACAAGTCAAAGCAGCTATTCATCGGCTCGACCCGTTCCAAGATCCGCACGGCCAAGGCGCGTATCCGTGACACCCTGTTTGGTGCTGGAAAACTACCCTTCGACACCACGCCGAACAAAGAGGAACTGCGGGACTTTGCCGACGCCTTCGAGACCATTGTCGAGACACAGTTACTCGACATGGAGTACAAATCGACGCTGACAGCGGGTATCAATGCTATCACCACCTACGGGACGGGCTGGACCTTCGGCCCCTTTGTCCGTAAGGCCACCATCCCCGATTTCACCGTGGATAACTCGATCCCCGGCATGCCTCAAATCAGCAAGACCGATTTCGAGTACGACGAGCCGTACTATCAGCACGGAAGGACCATGGATGTCTGGCCCGATCCAGAGGCTAACACCGAACAGACAGGACGCGGTGTGTTCTGGGTCGAGCCCACGTCACCGGCTGACCTCGAAGAGTGGAAGCAGGACAGCAACTACCGGAACGTAGACGCTGCGTTGCTGGAATACAGCCGTTATGTCCAGGATTCCGGGTCGTACCTCGCTGAACAAGCCCGCGGTAACGTCGAGCGATTCAGCAAGGACGGCCGTGTCAATCTCGTCCGTTTCTTCGGCAAGGTCCCGGCGCGTCTCCTGAGTGAGTGGGAATCCGGCGAGACAAAACCCCCGGAAGACAGCGAAGACAGCCACAAGCACGTTGATATCGTGGCAATCATGGCTGGTGGAATCGTGGTCAACGCCAAGAAGAGCCCTTACCGAAATTACCGGCCCGCCCGTCGCTGTGTCTACGAGGAAGCGGTAGAACCGGAAATGTACGGTGTGGGTATCGCCCGCAACAACCGACCGCATCAGCGTGTGACGAACGGCGCCTTCCGTCTGTACATGGAAGGCAAGGGCATGGCCCTGTTGGGGATGTTCAACGTAGACCGCTCCAAGTTCAAGCCCACGGAGAATTTCAAGCTTTACCCCGGTAAGGTCTTCGAGCGCGCCGAGGGCGTGACGCCGGAAGAAGCCGATAAGGCCATGATCCAGTACAAGATAGACGACGTAACCGCCGGCTGGGAGCGCGTCATTGAGTTATCCGAGAAGTTCAGCGACGACGACACCGGTATCACCAAATACACCCAGGGTCAGGACTCCAGCAACCTGAACAAAACTGCTACCGGCGTGTCGATGATCATGAACGCCTCCAGTGTCCCGCTCAAAGATGTAATGGCCAACATAGACAGCATGTGGATTGAACATCATATCAACGACCTGATCGAGTGGGATCTGGAGTTCCTGGACACCGCAGTGGTGGAGAAGATCCACGGCCCCGAGATCGCCGCGAAGTGGGACGCCATCAAGAAACTGGGGACCGCCAGCTTCATGAACTGGCGCCCGACCGGTCAAAGCACGTTTGTCTCCCGTGAAATCCTGGCACAGAAGCTCCAAGGCTTCCTCCAGATCATCGGTGGCAACGAACGCTTCCAGGCCGAGACCGACACCCGTGAGTTACTCGAACAGATCTGGGACGCCATGGACATTGGCAAGGAATCACCCGTTCTGAGCGATGAGGACCTGGCGAAGAAGGGCGGGAAGCAGATACCGCCTGAAATCCAAGAGCAGATGGTAAAGGCTAAGGAAGAGTTCGACAAACTGGCTCAAGCCCACCAGGAAATGCAGAAACAGAACGATCAGTTGCAACTACAGTTGAAGTCCAAGGACCAGGAATTACAGGTAAAGAGTGCGGCGATCATCCAGAAGACACAAGCGGACGCTAACAAATTGCAGGTGGAAATGCAGCAGCGGACACAGGAATTCATGCTGGAGTTGGCCGCGGAAGAAAGACAGGCGCAGCGTGACGACATGATGAAGAAGTATCTTGCCGATATGGCTGAATCCAGCCGGTTGGCTATCACTGAAATGAACAACGCCTCCGCCGAGCAACGCGCGCTCCTGGCAGAGCAGACAAAAGTCGTTATTGCCCAGATCAACAGCGAGGCCAAACCGGCAGCCTATGAATGACGCCGATATATCGCGACTGCACCACGAGATAAACGAACTCCAAAGCCTGTTAACAATTCTCTATCCCGCCATGCCCAGGTTGAGATTCTATCTGCTCAGTCGCCGGGATAGTTTCGTCACGCAGCTCGTAGACCACAACGACGAAGTAACACGCGGGCGCATCCAGGAATTGCAGTCCTTGATTGACATACAAGAAACACTGGAGCGGCAGATAGCGTACCGCACCGCCGAGATTAACCGCGCCGATGAAGGCACTACCGGACTCACTGGTCTGGACGCTATCAGCGGCGACTTTTTGCAGTAGCTGTACCGATGGACTACCGCGTTAGCGGCCCAAAACTGAGGAATCTATGAGTACTGAGACAGAAAACACCCCTGAGCAAAATACGCCTGAGTACCAGGCGCTGTATGACAAGGCGATGGAAGAACTGAACAATCCCAAGCCCGTCGAGAAAGAAGACGAGCAAGAGGAAGTCCAGGCTCCAGAACCTGAACCCACCGACACACCGGCTGCTGACCCGCTCGCCGCCAAAATGGCGGAAATGGAGCGGCAAATAGCATCTACCGGCAAGGCACTGAAAGACACCCAGAAATGGGGACACGGACTGAGTGCCCGCGTGAAGGAACTCCAAAAGCAGTTAGAGACAGCGACCACGGCCCAAAGACCTGCGTTGCTGGATCAAGTGGAGGGGTTACAGGACGCCATTGACTATGCCGTCAACACCAAGCTGCCGAAAGTCGAAGACGACATTGACATGCCCGTTTTCGATGACGAGCCCAAGAAGAACGTTCCTTGGGTGGACACGGTCAGCGCGGCACTGCCCGATCTGGACGCGATGCTCAACGATCCAGAGCTAAACGCCAAGGCAAAGGCTTTACAGCAGGCTCATGCGAGTGAATGGGATAACCCCGTAGTAGCGATCCGCTATCTGTCTCAGTTACGAACGGAACACCTCACCCAAAAGGCCGTGAGAGAGGCCCTAGCGGCTACCTCCGCGAAACAAATCGAAGCCCAGCAACGTAAAGACGGAATGCGCATACCTCAAGGTGGCGCGCGGTCGGCGGCACGCGGCACGGTTGATTTAGTCAACGACGCCGAAGCCGTGAGAAACATGACGCCCGAACAATTCCAGAAATTGCGAAGCAAGACGCTGGGTTATTAAACCTGGAGTAATTGACAATGCCTATGACCACAACCGGCGGCGGAACCGACGCCACCACCACCAGCACCGGCCAGATCCCGCCTGGGATTCAGGCTTACTACGACCGTAACCTGTTGATGCGCGCTGTCCCTGCCGATGTCCATGGACGTTTCGGCCAGAATCGCCCCATCAAGAAGGCCAACGGTAACCAGATCAAGTTCCGCCGTTACGAACTTCTTCCCATCAACCTGACGCCGTTGACCGAAGGTGTTGTGCCGTCGTCCGGTACGGTGACACTGACCGACCTGACGGTGACCCTCAACCAGTACGGTGGCTTCCTGGAATTCACCGATATGGTGGAGTTCACCAACCAGGACGCCGTGTTAACGGAGTTGAGCGACCTCAACGGTGACCAGGCTGGTACCACGGTCGACCAGATCCGCCGTGATGTGTTGGTGGCGGGTACCAACGTCGTGTACACCAACGGTTCGGCCCGCAACACGCTGAACACGGTTGCCGGTGCCATTGCGCTGCGTACCGCGATCCGCACGCTGGGTCGTAACTCGGCCAAGTTCGTTCGAGAAATCATCAATGCCACCACGGGTGTTGGTACAACCCCCATCCGCAAAGCCTACGCCTCGATTATCCACCCGGATACCGAAGCGCAGTTCGATGGTGGACTGGCGGGTTATGTGCCGGTGGCCGAGTACTCCAGCGCCATGAAGGCCGAGGAAGACGAGGTCGGTTCTTTCCGTGCCATTCGTTTCTGGCAGTCTCCGAACGCCAAGGTGTTCGGTCACGCCGGTGCGGCGGTGGGTGCGGATGGCATGATCTCCGACGACGCTACCAACAACGATGTGTATGCCACCATGATCTTCGCCCAGCAGAGTTACGGCATTGTGCCGCTCTCCGGTGAGGCCATGCGCAATATCATCAAGTCGCGTAGCAGCGGCGGCCCCAGCAATCCGCTGGAGCAGTTTGGTACCTCCGGTTGGAAGGCGATCACCACCACGGCCCGGCTTAACGAAGACTTCATGGTAAGGATCGAACATACCAACCTGACCACCCTCACCTAATCAATAGCGGCCCCTTCGGGGGCCGCGTAGGAGAATTCAATGACTATCACCGCTACCCAAACCGCGCCTTCCAGTAGTGGCGCACAGTTCACCAGTGGTTCTTATTTCGATGACGCTGCCTCGCCCGTCGACGCGGTTATCACCATCGGGTTCAAGCCGCGTTATGTCTGCGTGGATAACGTCACCGACAGAATCAAGATCGAGTGGTATCAGGGCATGAGTGAAACCACCAACACCTGTGTGAAAACCGCTGCCGCCGGCACGCGAACCCTGGAGACCACAAACGAAGGCATTCTTGTCGGTACGAGTTCCTTCACGATCTCCAACAACGCCACGCTGGCGGTTCTCGTCCAGAACAAACAGCTCCGCTGGTTCGCGATTGGCTAATCAATAGGGGCTTCGGCCCCTATCCACTGAGGACTTCACATGGCCGCAAATTCCATTTCACAGATCGTCGCGACGATTCCGGGGGCGCCTCAGCTTAAGCGTGCCCTGGTCAACCTGTTTGGTTCGACGTTGAGTCGTCACCGTTACTACACCATCACCATTTCCCCGACGATCATCAACGCCGGCACCTGTTCAGAGCAGACATTCACCTGCACAGGCGTTAATGCTGGCGATGTCATCGTGGTCAACAAGCCCACCCAGCAGGCGGGTTTGGGTGTCTGTGCCTGCCGTGCCAGCGCCGCCAATCAGATCGCCATCACCTTCGTCAACCCCACGGCCGGCAACGTCACGCCAACGGCCAGCCAAGTCTACAAAGTCATGGCCTACACCCCCACCGACCTAACCGCTTAAGAGGACACTATGCACACATCCGACGAATTGGAAGCGATGAAAAAGCCGGAGTTAATCGCTCTCGGCCAATCCCTATCGACTCCCGTATTGCTCGATCTCTCCCAGAAGAAAGGCGATATGGTCGTCGCTATCCTCCGTGCGACAGGTCAGACCATTGACACCGTGGCCGAAGCACCCAAGGCCGAGGTACGCGCCCGGGATCTTCCTTCGGAGCGTAAGTTATCGACCCTGGATGGGGTTCCAACCTCGAAAAACATGTACCGCCTGACCATCCACGCCACCGAGAACGACCGTGGCCGTGTGCCTGTCACCATCAACGGTTACAAGTTCAACATGGAGCGTGACGTGGAACATGTCGTTCCCGAGGAAGTCGTGGACGTACTCCGTAACAGCAAGATCAACACTGTCCGTTACAACCCGCAGACCCGGCGTAACGAACCGGCGACCGTCATGACCTACCCGATTGACGCGCAGCGTATCTAATGTCCACGACCTGGACACTCACGCGGGAGCGGGTTGCAGACAAAGCTCTTGAACACTGCCGTGTGTTGGGCGTGGGTAAGGTCGCGTCTTTCGAGGACCGTGCTCTAGCCCTTGAGACGATGGATGCCCTGCTTAAGGAACTGCCTATCTACGGCTACAGTTGGCCGAAGATAAGCGTTGTCCAGTCGTCTCTGTCGCTGGTTGCCGCCACCAGCCCCACCGCTATGCCGGCCGATTACTACGGTTCTGCACTGTTCACGCTGATCGGCCCCGACAGCAAGGAAATTCCTTTCAGGCTGATGACGCTTTCCGAGTGGAACGCCATTGCTGATAAGACTTACGCCGCGGACTATCCCGACCGGGGTTATCTGTCTCCCGACCGAAAACTGTGGACGTGGCCGGTGCAGAACGCCAACCGCACGCTGAAATTCTTCTACCAGAAAGTCATTGACGACACGGTATCCGGATCAACCCCGGATATCAGCGTCCCGTGGTTACTGGGGCTCAGTTTCGGCATTGCGGCTAACATCGGTTTCGCCTTCGGTGTTTCCCGAACGGACCGCATGGACTTCGAGGCTAAGTGGTCCGTCGCCAGAACCCGGGGTATTAACGCCGACATCATGAACGCACCCATCCGCATTGAGGCATTCGACTAATGTCCGGACTCGTCCCACTCAGCAATATTATCCTCGATTTCAGGCAGGCGACGGGGGAAGTCAACGCCGGCGGTACGCTGGAGTTCTTCGATAACCTCACCACGACCGATAAAGACGTTTACAACGGCTATGGGAGTGCTACACCACTTGCCAATCCGTTACAGCTTGATGCAGGCGGTTTTGAGCCTGGTGTGTGGTTGGGTGCAGGCTCTTACAGTATCCGTCTAAGAGGTCCGGCACCGACCTTCCCGACTGTCCTGGGGCCGATCATCTGGACGAAAGATAACGTCAACGTCACCTCAGCGGTGACCGCACAGCCCGGTAACCTTATCGCCAACGGCTCGTTTGAAGGTGGTGATGACGGCACGGGGACCGGCGCCCCGAATAACTGGGCGCTGACGACCTATACGGGGTCTACCTTCCTGATCGACGGCACCGATTCGCGACACGGCGCCTATTCGGCGAAATGCACGTCCGCGGGGAATGGGGGTGCTACGTTGGTAACAACGGAGTTCACCGTCTGTTCCGTGAGTGACGCGGTGGTATGGAAGCTCCTGATGAAGTCCTCCGTGGCGGATGTCCGGAATATCGTTAGCATTGCCTGGTATGACTCAGACCAGGCTTTGTTAAGCACTACCTCTGTTTACGACGACAGCGCCACCAATCCCACTTCCTGGACCGTCAAGTCCGGGGTTGCCACACCACCCGCTAACAGCAAGTTCTACAAAGTCACACTGGTCGGGTGCGACCCCTCCGATGCAACAGCAGGTTCTACGTGGTTCGACGGTGTGGAATTCGGCACGCTGCCGAGGCAGGAGACGGCCAATACGTGGACAGGGGTGCAGGCATATACCGCTGCAAATACTCACTCTGGAGCAGAAACACATTCTGGAATAGAAATTTTTTCAACAAGAATTGATTTAACAGGCGGTCAGTTGAAGTTTCCCGCAACGGCCGTTCCGTCTGCTGACGCTAATACCCTTGACGATTACGAGGAAGGAACTTGGACCCCGTCGATAGGAGGTACGGCGACGTATCTTGCCGCAAATGTAGGTTATTATACAAAGATCGGCAGAATGGTCGTTATTGTCGGCGTATTGTCTGTAAACGTTCGCGGTACTGGTAGCACAAATACAGTCTCCGGACTTCCATTCCCCATTGACGCATCACCACTTCACGGATGCGTATCGTCGTGGACTGTTCTTGCTATAGCGGTGGGTAATCTAGCCATAATAACCTCCGGACTTGGCGGCGGTACCTCGTTTGGTTTTGAGGGCACTAACGCCGGTACTACCGCCACGTCTACTGATACCGTGACACCACTAGCAGTGATCGGTAACGGAACAAATATAGCATTTCAAGCAACATACTTCACTAACAGCTAAAAATTGAAACCGACACCCATCCTATAGTTTCTGGCCACGACGCCAGTTTCGACGCCGATAGATATATTCTGCCAGATGCTACGCCACTTAATGCCAAGGTATTTATCCGGCAGGAGGTAGGAGACGCTCCAGTGAATCAGTGCTGAGGACGCAAAGTAGCCATCAACACGGCCAGTGGTAGGGTGTTCTCCTATAATAGGATTCTTCTCCCGGTGGTTTTCTGGGTGCGTAGCGATATACCGCGTCTGCGCCCAGTCCAGCGCAAGAACGGTGGTAAAGAGTACTTGTCGCGTAGTGTCTGCGCTCGACCAATCGGCCGGCGATACGGCAGGTAGTAGCAGCAAGACAGCCAGTATTGTTTTCATTTTCTCTCCCTGATGGCCGATAAATATAAATCCACAGCCCGCCGTATGTGCTCAGACACCGTGAGCCCGTCCTTAGCGGACAAGGCACGCAATACCTTGAGTTGTAATGTTGCCAGTTTTACCAGAAATGGGACCATGTAATAAGCGTATGCGATGCATATGCACATGTCAAGACCATAGAACCCACGAAAACCGCCTAAATGGCGGTTTTTTCATTCAGCGAGGTTAAAAGTGCCAGAAATCAAGCTTTTTAGCCCGACTAGAAAAGGGGTGAGCGACGACCTTAACCCAGCCCGAATCCTGAACATGCAGTACCACACCGACCCCTACGACAAGACGCAGGTGTCTTTCCTCAATACATCGGGTCTGCGCCAGCTCGCGAGTCTTGGCATTAATCCCAGTCGCGGCTCCATTGTGTTCAAGGACCATCTTTACGTCGCGTCCTATACCGATGTGTGGAAAATCGACAGCACCTTCGCTGTTCGCAGCGTCATTGGAACCCTTTTGACGAATTCCGGCCATGTCAGCATGGCTGAGAACGGCACGCAGTTGATGATTGTCGATGGAGCCAATGGCTATATCTGGGACGACGCCACATTCCAAACCATCACGAGCCCGGATTTCCCCGGCGCTGATTTTGTCGTTTTCAAAGACAGTTATTTCATCTTCAACATTCCGGACACGGGTAGGGTGGGTATCTCGGCGTCCTACGATGGCTTGGTTTACGACGCCCTCGACGTAAAAACCGCCGAGGCGGCACCGGACAGACTACGGGCTATCCTGGCCGATCAGAGTTATCTGTGGTTGTTCGGCGTCTATACCACTGAGCTTTGGTACAACTCCGGCGCGCTATTCCCCTTCCAACGTGGGCAGAACGGCATCCTGCAATGGGGCATCGTCGCCCCGCGTTCTGCGGTCAATGCGGACAACTCGGTTTTCTGGCTGGGTAATAACAACGACGGCGAAGCCGTTGTATTGCGTGCCTTCGGTCCTGGGTCGCCGACGATCATTTCAACGAAGGGTATGGCCAGGGATTTCAAGGCCATGACAAACCCCGGAGACGCGACTGCTTTTGCCTACATGGAGAACGGCGAGTATTTCTATCAACTGAATTTCCACACTGACGAACGAACCTATGTCTACCAGATGTCGGTAAAGGAGTGGTTCGAGAAAGACCGTTGGGACGGTGGACGCCACAGAGCCCAAACCCATACGTGGTTCGAGGCGGCCCGTACTCACGTTATGGGCGACATTGAAAACGGCACGCTGTACGCCCTTGACTCCGATGTTTACACCGATGACGGCGTGCGTATCCGGCGTGAGCTGGATTCCCGCATCATCAAGAACAACCGGCGCCGGCAGTTCCATAACAACATCATCCTAGATTGTGAGACGGGGGTAGGCAATGTGGACGAACCCGATCCGCAGGTGCAATTGTTCTACTCCGACGACAACGGCAGATCCTGGTCATCCTCTCTGGACCGATCCATCGGACCGTTGGGGCATTACGCCGACCCACCCCGCTGGAATCGGCTGGGGTCGTCCGTCAACCGTATCTATCGGGTCCGGTACACGGGGAAAACGAAATTCAACGTGTTCAGTGCTTACGGTGAAATAGACCTGGCCGAGGTGGACGAGTAATGGAAGTCCCGCTCAGTCCTCCGCCCACCGATCAATTCCGGGATCAGTATCCTGCACTCGATAGATGGTTACAGGGGATACCGCCGCTGGTTCCCAGGATCAACAAGTACACGGCTTCGCTGGATGTGGCCTCGGTAGGGGCTGGACTTGTTTCACGGCAAACATTCACGGTGCCCGAGATTGATGTGTCCGACTCCATCTTTATCAACGCCGTCCTGCCGGCGGGGCTTGAAATGCTGGCCAGTTACTACGTCAGTGCGGCCAGTACCATCGTTATCCCGTTTTGGAACACCACGGGCGCTCCGATAGACCCCGCAGCGGCTACCTACACCATATGGGCGTTCCGGTGAGGACGTTCTTTATCTGCGCGCTGCCAAGAAGCCGGACAAGCTGGCTCGCCAATTTCCTGACGTTTGGGGACGTTTTCTGCCTGCATGAGCCCCTAGTAGGTATTAAGTCCCTATCTGATCTGACAATGCATTTCACGTCCTTGGGTAAGCCTGTCGTTGGGTCCTCGGACTGCGGTAACCAGTATTTTGCCGATGCCCTGGCCCAGGAATTTCCCGGCACTCAATTCGTTGTCATCCGCCGCCCCTTGGGGGAATGCCAGGCGTCCATGGCTGCCATAGGTCATCCGGATCACGGGACGCTGGTCCATTCCAGCCATCTGCTGGACGAGGTTGTGAAGAACCACGCGCCTTTGGTCATTGATTACGCCGACCTGAGCCAGCCAGAAACTGGTGAAGAACTCTGTGACTACCTGGACATACCTTGGGACAAGAGACGCTTTGAAATGCTTATCCACATGAACATACAACCCCGACACGAGTGGATCAACTCACAGGTGACCATGACCAATATTAACGCAGCGGAAACACTAGCGGGGTCCCTCTAATGGCTATTTGGGCTGCACTTATCAGCGTTGTCGGCGGTGGTGTCCTCAACAAGAAATCAGCGGACGCCGCAGAGAAAGGCATTGCGGGCGCGAGCGGTAACATCAATGCGGCCTCTAAAAAGGCAATCGCCGGTCTACAGCCTTACAGTGACGTTGGAAAGAACGCGTTCTATCAGCTCGCCGGTCTCGCTGGCATCGAGGGATACCGAACACCGGAAGAGTTGGCCTATACCCAGCACATGGCCGCAAAGCCGAAACTTGGAGCCCCCGCGGTTGACATGGGCCAGTTCAAACGCGGTGGGCTTGAGGGGATAATCGATAAATCAGAGGGTATTTCCACGGCGGGTGATGTTCTCGGCGGTGTTACCTCCTTCTATGGACGCAGAAACAGAAAGAAGGAAAGGGAAGCGCAATTGCAGCAGGCGGAATTGGACAGACGCGCCAGGGTTAAATACAAAAAAGACCTAGCTGCTTGGGAATCCAAGGGGCAACAGCTTAAGTCCGTTTCCGAGACCTCTATCCAGACTTACAGCCCCACCGCTCAACTTGAAAAAACCCCTGGTTATCAGTTCCGCATGCAACAGGGACAGAAAGCCACCAACGCCATGAGCAGCGCACAGGGTGATGTTTTGAGCGGGCAGGGGATCAAACGCTTGCAGGAAAACGCACAAGGTCTGGCTTCGCAGGAATACGGCAACGAGTTTAACCGACTCCTGGCCTTAAGCGGTATCGGTCAGAACGCCACCACGACTCAAGGGAATATTGGAATCGGTGCGGGGACCAACCTGGCGAACCTGAACGTTCAACAGGGACAAAATCAGGCGCAGTACTACAGCAACCTGAACGACCTGACGCAGGGCGCAACCACCAATCTTGCCTACCTGAACGCGCGGGATAATACAAATACCGGCAGTTCCTACGACGTGAACAGCCCGACCAGCAATCCCAACTACAAGCCCGGCCAGACTCTCGACCCGGCGCTTTACAACTGAGGACTGACGATGCCCTATAACGTTGCGAATATCGCCGGCGCCGTCTCTCAGGCAGAACAAGACAATCAGCGCGCCAACCTGTCCAGTCTCCAGATACAGAAAGGCCAGCAGGATCTGCAAACCGCGCAGTTCGGACAGAGCCAACAAGAGGGACTACGCGCCGCCATGGCCGCCGGTCACCGTCCTGATGGAAGCTTCGACACAAAGGCCGCTATGGACGTGCTGAGTAAATCCGCACCGGAATTGATCCCGAAGCTCCAGGAACAGATGGGCGGACAGAACCAAAGAGTCCGCGAGGAAGCCATCACCAAAATGGTGACGCTCGGTAAACTCGCCGACCAGGTGGTGAAGGCAAACGGTGGTGGTTATGACCAGTTCTTAAACATGGCCCGACAGATCGCCCCGGATGCTCAGTTATCGCCGACCTATGATGCACAAGCCATGCAGGCCATGGCGCAGCAGGCGGCCTCCCTGGGGGGTAAGACGACGCTCAAGGAAGGAGATAGCCAGCTTGATGTCTTGGGGAATGTCTCGACGCTGGCGCCTCCCGGAATCAAGGCGCAGACGCTGGCTGAAACAATGCGCCATAACCGGGCTACCGAAGGTTTACAGAGTGGAGCTGCTGACCAGAGCGACCCCAACGCACCGTGGCGCCACGTGAATGATCCGAAGAAGCGCGATGAAGCCAAGATGCGTTTTGGTGTTGCCGCCGACGCTCGACTGGCCAAAGAACAAGAAGATGTCTCTAAGGCGAATAACACCATCACCAATCTTGACCGTTTCATTTTCCTGAACAAACAGAATACCACGGGTGCACGGTACGCGATTCCCGGTTCGCAAGCTGTCGCGGGCGCGCTTGATCCGGAAGTGGGCGAAATGAAAGCCATTGTTGATCTTATGACGCCTGCGATGCGCCAAGGCATGCCGGGTGCTGCGTCAGATCGCGACGTTGCTATGTTTAGAGGCGCTACGGTTGGCCTCAACAAACCCAGCAAGGCGAATGAAAACATTGCCACGGGCCTGAAAATAGCCAATCAGAACATCATCGACAGAGCGGGTTTTATCAGTCAATACGTGACTCAATACGGCCATGATCGCGGCGCAGACGCTGCGTGGAAGAAATACATCAACACCAACCCGATCTTCGATCCGCTCTCTCCCAAGGGATCGTACAAACTGAATCCAAGGCGCGTTAGCTACAGCGAATGGTCTGGGCAGAGTTCCATGGAAGCACCGCCGCCGCAACAGCCATTGACGCCGCTGACACCACAGCAAGGCGGGCAACCTCCCGCACGCCCCCCACTTAGCTCCTTTGGTGGCCAATAATGGCATTCGATCTTGAAGGCGCGCGCAAAGCCGGGTACTCAGATCAGGAGATTGCCGACCATCTTTCGCAAACCTCAAAGTTCGACGCCGCGGGGGCGCGTCAGTCCGGCTATACCGACGCCGAGATTATCGGGCATCTTTCTGGGGCACAGCAACCGGCCGCACCACCTGAACAAGATGAACAGACCCCCATTCCATGGGGTGATGTGGCGACCGGTGCGGCTGTTAACGCCATACCTTCCGTATTCAATCTTGGTAAAGGCGTTGTAAGCGCCGTTGCTCACCCAATCGACACTGCCAGCAATGTATTAAGCCTTGCCTCTGGTGGCGTGCTTAACGCTATGCCAGAAAAAGGCGTCGAGTTTGTAAATAAATATCTTGCCGACCCAGAGCAATCAAATAAAGACATGGCATTAGCCAGTGCTTTAGGCGGTCTCTACAAAGAGAAATACGGAAGCATGGAAGGCTTTAAAAATGCCATTGCAACAGATCCTGCGGGGGTCCTCGCGGATGTTGCAACCGTCCTTACTGGAGGTGGTGCGGCCGCCACAAAACTGGGGCAAGTATCTAAAGTTGGTGGATTAGAAACCGCCGGGAGATTGGCCCAAAAGGCCGGGGTTGCCGTAGACCCACTGGCTAACGCCGTAAAAATAGCCGGTAAGGGCGCCGTATTAGCCGGTAGTGGTGCGGCCAATGTTATCGGGGGGCTTGGTACACACACCGGAGGAAAGAGTATACAAGACGCCGCCAGGGCTGGTTTTGCGGGTGGTGAGAAATCAGCGGATTTTATCGCCAACATGCGCGGCAACACATCTATCGAGAATGTTTTAGCGCAGGCAAAAGACGCGTTAACCAACATTCGCAAAGCGCGCGGAGAGTCTTACCGCAAAAGCATGGCGGGTGTATCGGCGGACAAGACTGTCCTGGATTTCAACCCGATAGAGAAATCCCTGTTTGATGCGCTGGATGTCAGCACCTACAAGGGAAAGTCGATCAACCGTAGTACCGCAGCCGTACAAGAAAAAATATTCGATGTCGTGAAGGAATGGAAAAGGTCGCCAAAGAAAGATTTTCACACAGCGGAAGGTCTGGACGCGCTGAAACAGACGATAGGCGATATTCGAGACAGCACAGACTTCGGGACACCTTCTCGCGTTGTGGCGGACAGAGTTTACAACTCGGTAAAGGGGCAGATTGTAAAACAGGCCCCCGAATATGCGACCGCCATGAAGGATTATGAAACAGCGAGCACGCTTGTCAAGGATATAGAAAAATCCCTTTCACTCGGCAACAAAGCCTCCGCCGATACCGCTATCCGAAAACTACAGTCGTTGACGAGGAATAACGCCAACACCAACTATGGGAAGCGCGTAGAACTCGCTCAGGAACTCGAAGCGGCGGGAGCGGGAGACCTGCTTTCTAATCTGTCCGGACAAGCTCTGAATACTTGGATGCCTAGAGGCTTGGGTGGTTTAGTGGCTGGGGGTGTAGGCGCTGGTGGTTTGATGACCATGAACCCTTTGGCTATTCCAATTGTGGCAGCTCAATCACCACGGTTGATGGGCGAAGCCGCTCTTAAAACCGGGCAACTCGCCAGATTGATGAGCACGGGAACATCGACCAGCGCGAACGCATTGCGGAAATATGGCATAGACCCCGTTGCGCTCAGCAACTATCTATACCAAGCAAATAAACCGAATGAACTTGTGCAACAGCTTGCCCCATCTGACGAACAAATAAACCAATTGGCTCCATATCTCAATTAGACGATTGAAATCAAACGCGAGGAATTTTAAATGGGCGGACTCACCGAGATCCTAGTAAAAAATACTACGGCGAACACAAGCAGTAAATTAGGCGGTCCGGGCGGAAATATCCCCGCACACATCGCATCCGGCGACGTGAATTACACCGGACATCCCGCTACTTGG